GCAATAATAAACATTTCATTGATTAGATCAACGACTGCTTTATCCCATTTTTGTTCTCTACTTAGTCTCTTTGCCATTTTTTTATACTACTGCTTGTCTTACTGCATAAACAAGATCCCATAACTTAGTCTTGCTTGTAATTACTATTGAATTATGGTTAAACAAATAAACAGTCCAGCTGTCCTCTTTAGTTAGTTCATCACTTGAATTGGTTATTAAACATACATCCCCTATGTCGAGAGTGTAGTAATGCCAATCATTCTCATACCCTGTTGCTTCTGCTGTCTCGGAATTTTTAATAAATCCAAACTCTACTAAATCTGCTTCTGTTATCATAACTTAAATAATTCGTAATTACTATTTCGTGTCTTAAACTTAATATACGAACCGTCTTCTGAAGAAGCAACTATTTCTGTAATATCTGTTGTCAACCAAGTAAAATAATCATTCAATGGAGACATAAGTAATGATCGGCCTACTGCTGGTTCATTATGAGGTTCTCTAACTTTACCTTCTTCATTCCATTCCAACCACTTTATATCCTTAGACTGCTGAGTTAAGCCATCACGTTCACGAACTAATTTCCAATTGAATTCGTTTTCAAGTACTTGTTGTTGAACAGCAATTTTAAATATATTATCCTCAGTTAGGATCATTGGTATTTTAGTTTGTTTTATTTTGCTCATATTATTTTATGTTTGTTTTTCTTAAATAAAAATTTAATACATCCTTTCCAAATTAGTAACCTACATTTCCAATGTGGTAACCATCCTGCAGCATACTCTTCTGTAGTAACTAAAATATAGTGTGCGTGAATTAAATCGTTTTCCCAACCAGCTTCAGTTAAACTAAATTCAATATCTGCTCGACTACCCCTAGATCTAAAATAAAAATAGTATCCTAAAAACCAACCTTCAGCTTGTACTGGGCAGTTACCCCACGGTCTGTGCTTCCACTTTATCATTTTGTATTTGTATTAATTCTTGTTTTATTTTTATATAATATTCTTTAGATCCATCTTCAATTTCATTATCAATATCACCTCCCCAAGGTGCAATTCTTATCATCTCATCAATACAGATTAAAGCACAGGTAATTGCTTCTTTATATCTTCTATCACAGCTTAACAATCCTTTATCTAATGAACCATTGTTAGGTAATTGATAATAGAATTTATTAATCAAGTTCCTTGCCGGTGTTGGATTTGTTATCTGTTCTAGCATTTTTTAATTCCTCTAATTGTTTTTCTAAACGATCAATACTACCCCAGATAATACGTGCATTAGGGTCTAGTTGTTTAATTTGTTCTACTAAGTCCTCTTGCTTACCTCGGATATAAAATCCCCTCTCAATATCATTAGCTAAATCCTGTAAGTGTTTAGATGCTGAAATGTAAATTCTTAAATCGTAGTAAGTCCATTTAGTCTTGTAATCTGTAAGGCGAATGCCTTTAGTTAACTTAGTAAATAAGTCGCTTAATCTTCTGTTACGTACCCGTACTATTGAACTATCATTACCAAACACATCTAAGAATCTAAGGAACCATCTTGGACAGAACTTAGGTTTTGCTTCATAGTCCATAGCTAATACTAACGGGTAGATAGCCTTAAAGCAATCCCCTTCCTCGTTATAAGGAACTGAGCCTAAGTAAGAATAAGTTTCATAAAAGTCCTTAGGAAAAAATATTGGTCTAATTTCTCTCCATCCTATATTCATAGTATGAATCATTCCTTTCTTTCTTCCTTTCCAGAATAAGAAACAGTACTTAATAGTAGTTAAACGTTCTTTAAACGTAGGTGGTTTGTAGAATTTACTTCCCATAACTTTTATTTCTATACCTAAAGATACGAACTTTAATCCAGAAAAACAACTTTATTTTCTATAAGATCCCAGTCAATAGTCATTGGTTTTTGAGTATAGTGGTAACTCTCATCTAGTACTGATGCGTTAAAGAAATGAGTGTCTCCGTTAAAGATATAACCATAACCTGTATGTATATGACCGCACACGTGAATCTTTGGCTTAACCTCTCTAATCCTTTCAGTTAGTAACTCACAACCTAAGTTCTCATAGCGTCCGGCAACACAATCTAAATAACCACATGCCGGTCCGTGAGTAACTAGAATATCAACATCGCTAGGAATCTTCTGCCATACTTTATCTAATCCATCTCCTAGACGAGGTAGATTAAAAGCCCAATTGTGAAAATATGGTTGCCAAGGTGATCCGTAAATATGGATGTTATCAGCAACTCCGGGAATGCTTAGCTTTACAGATGAATCCTGAAGGTAGTCAATATCGCTTTTGTAATTACTTAGTAGGCCCTCAACTTTGTCAGGGTGCTTTTCAAAAAAGAAATCGTGATTACCTGCAATACAGACTTTAGTTTCATAAGAACCTAATCCGTAAAACCAATCCATCCATTCATCAACTTCATACTGACTGCCCATTGAAGTCATGTCTCCTGCAAACAAAAGTAGATTCCCTCCTGGTAGTTGTGAGGTGATGTTGTGTTGCTTGTTATGCGTGTCTGAGATAAGTGTGATTATCATATTTAATATAAATATACGAAAAAAGGCTCACCGAAGCAAGCCTTTCTCTAACTTTATTTTACATATGGGACCACCATGCAGTTTATTTTAAAACTGCAAAATTTAAATCTGAGATTATTTTTGCTGCCATCTTCTTGTGACCGGATGCTGTCATGTGGCATAAAAAATCTCCACAATCTGTTCTTGAGATACAGTGTGTTTTTATTACTTCAGCACCGTGAATTGAATCAATCAGTAGTTGTTGAAATCTAGCATAACGCTGTGGATATTCTCTATATGCTTTTCTATTTCCAACCTTAACACAGGTCAGTGGGTCAAACCCCGTAATTACTACTGCCTTAACGTTGTGTATCTTACATAAATCAACTATACGTTGAATGTTCCTAACTGCTTTTATAGGTGCTCTGTTACCTGCCATGTCATTTGCTCCGCCGTAAATAAAACAATAATCAAATCCTGAGTTTATGTTTTGTTTAGCTGTTTCTAGCATCCATGTGGTTTGTTTACCCCCAACGGCTGTGTTTAGGTAACTCATGCCTGTTTTTGTAGCTACCTGATGCTGCCATCCAAAATCAAAAGCTGTATGTGAATCTCCTATGAATAAGGCTTTTTTACCTTTTACACTGTGTATAGTATCTTGTGGTTTGGTAATATCTACAACTGTGCTTTGTTTTAATGTTGTAGTCCCCTGAACTGCTGGGGTGGTTTGTAGTATTAACCAGCTAAACCCTAAACTGAGAACGATTAATATTAAACTGTCTCTTAGTTTCATTATTTTGTTCTTACTACTTTTTGACTTTTACCGTTACTGTAACGAATAATGTATACTTTTTCTGGTTCCATATAGTCAATCTGTCTACCAAGCACATCATAATAACCTACTACTTTTAAATCTTCAGCCTTAACAATATTCTTAATTTCACTAGTACTACAATCAATAGTAACTTTGCTCATTAAAAATGTATCTTGATAATTACACCAATTGAATACTTGGGATACAATTAAGTAACGGCCTTCTTTAGGGTATGTGTAATTAAATAATCTATTTTCATGAATAGTATCTAAATCACCGTCGGGGAAGTCATACAAAGTGTATATTTGATTTGTGGTAATTGAGTCCCATTCACCCTTAGTAAGGTTATCAAAAAATCGACCGCTGTAAATATAGTAGTAATAACTGTAACAAGTATCTCCTTTAACTAAAGTAGCAGGAGATATTTCATAAATAAAATTCTTGCATGATTTTTTCGTTTTACTAAAACCAACTTTATTAAAATATTGAATATTTATTTCTCTGTAGAATACCGTGTCACATTTTTCACATTTATTCCAAACTTTTAAATATATTTTGTATTTACCTTTAGTATTAAATGTTATATCAGTGTATCCTCTAAAGTCTTCTAATGTATCGACTTTCTTAGTTTGAAAATCATAAACCATAAACATCCAATTCACACAACTGTCATCACCTAATCCATCCCCTGATAGTTTAAAACGATAATAATTTCTGTTGTTTGATTGAGAGAGGCTTAAATAACTCCAATCGCATTTTGCGTAACTGGTCGTTACTGATATCATCAGCATTAGACCTAATATAATTTTTTTCATTTTAAGTTTCTTGTTTCAATTGTTAATATTTTAATTTTAGATGTTTGAAAGTTCATATAAACATAAACAACAGCAACTAACTCACTAGCTTTGTAAACGTCAATAGTAAATTCATTTTGTTCAAATTTTTGTTTTATTTCTCCAAACTTTAGTTTTTTATTTTTAATAAACTTTAACCATTTTTCTTGAGCATGTTCCGGTATTAAATACTCACTTTTGTAATCAAATTTACCTTTAGGTAGTTGATATTCAAGTTCATCATCAACTAATACTTCTAAGTTGCCCTTCATTAACTGATTAGCTAAATTATAAGCATTAAACATTTGTGCTTGTGTATTACTAAATACACTTAAACACAGTACTAATAATAGTTTTTTCATTTTCTTTATTATCTTCCGTAAAACGTATTATACATTGATTGCCAAAGACTGCGTTTAATTCTACTGATCTTCAAGGAGACTCTGCTTCTTAAGCATCTAAATTCATACAGGTGTGGTTTCTCTCTCAAGCTTCTGTTGTAAGCTTTAACAGCTTTACCGAACTGCGCTTTATATTGATCGAATAGTAAGAAGAAGAATTGTCTTTGGTGCATGTTTTCAAAGATCCATTTACCGCCTTTATAAGTTGCAATGTGAGATTCCTGAGTACTTTCGTGTTTACTAAACACATGAAAGCAATCTAGTTCGGCTCTAAAAACGAGACATTCCGTCTCTGAAATTGAGTAAGAAAATGTATTTGTCATAACTTTTATTTGTTTCTTTTTAATCTATACTTAATATACGAAATTCCTGGCAGACTTCCAACTCCTACTATAAACAAAGTAAAAATATTTGGATGCCAGTGCTCTCCACACATTCCTAAAGTATGTTTAACTGCCTCTAACATAATCTAAAGATACGAATTATAATTCAGAAAAGCAACTATTAGTAGATTTTACCTTCAGTACCTTTATTAAATTGATATATCTTTTCTTGTATGAGTTGCTTCTTCTTCCACTCAGAAAGATTCTTCTCGTTGTTTATTGCCTCTATTGCTTGCTGAAGCGGGGTGAGTTGAATTTCCGGTGGACCAGTATAAACTTCGTAAGGTTCTTTTTCTTCGTCTTCAATTTGCCAGTCCTCTTGTTCTAGTTTACTATTATAAGTTTCAACTGCCTGCTTTAAGTCTTCGTTCGGTTCTTCCCATTCCTCTATCTGATCTTGTAAATCATCATAAGCCTCAACAACGTTCCTCATATCTTCAACTTTTTCTTCTAAGGGATATTCCTTAGGTTGATCTTTGTGCTTGAAAGCAAAGTTGGCTGCAATAACTAAAGCAATAGCCAGTGGATCGAATACAAAAATAATAATAAGTAGAAACCAGTTAATGATTTTATCCATAGGATATCCGGTCAATCCAGAAAGATACTTTAAAGGTCCTAGTTCAGAAGATGCTGTTGAGTTTGTCTTAACCTGAAGTATCTTATTCTCAATCGAGAAGATTGAATCATTTACTATATCAAGTTTGCTAGAAAGTTTTTCATCTGATTTAGATGCTGATTCTATCTGCTTGTAACTTGCATTATTAGATCTGACTACTAGGTTCCCTCTACTGTCTGTATATTGATTGGTGGAACTTTTAGACAAAGTGCCTCGTAATTCTGATAAGGATTGCTTTTCTTTCAGGAGATTGTCTCTTGTATCTTCAAATAATTTCTTCTTAGATTCTAAAGTAGCAATCTGCTGAGTGGTGATTTGATCCTTATTTGCAGTCTCTTGGTAAGCAGATGATAAGAATCCATAAATACCTACTGAGGTTATTAAGATTAACACAAAGGCTGCAATAGTTAGATAGGTTCTTAGAACCTTATTCAGACTGTCCCAGTATTGGTATAGTAGTGATGCAATTACTAGCTTAGATACTTCTAAAGATCCTGCCATGATTCCGACTGCAAATGCTGCTCCGGCGAATAATTTCATTAAACCAGACACGGAATAAAAACCGGCAGAAGCAGAAACTGCTAAAGCTGATAATGCTATAATGTAAGGAAATAGTTTTTTACCCATAAGTTAAATATAGGAGGTGTAATAAAAAAAGGCAAGTTAATTCTTGCCTTAGTTTGTTTTGTGTTGGTCTATTTTTTCTAGTATTTGTGCTAGTAGTTCGTTCTTTATGAACCCTGCATCAGCAGCATTTTTTAATGAACTTATAAGTTGGAAGACTATTAACGGTATCAAGATTGTTTCTGATAACCAAGCTGTTCCTTTGAAGCCTTGTTCTACCATCAGCAGTACTGTTAAGGTTGTAATCCAGGCAACTAGAGTTTTTAGTACTTTGATTGCTTTGTAGGTTTTAAAACCTTCCCGTTTTACCCCTGCAATGATTCCAAAAAAACCATCCATAAAGATTACAGCAACAATTGCTAAGTATTGGTTAGTATTATCCATAGCTAAATTTAAAAAGTAACTGCAGATGAAGGAAAGGGCTGCGGTGGTAGTAAGTATGGTGGTCTTCATTTTCATTGTTCAATTATCCTATAGTGTCGTCTAGATAATCAGGTATTCCATCTCCGTCCACATCTGCAATTTCACTATACCCTAATGCTTTCATAAAGCTAGCTACTCGGTCTTTTAAGTCTCCATCACTATCAGCAAACCAATCTTCTTTAATAACGTCATGGCTTAGTAAGACAGTTAGAGCTGTGTAAAGCATATCCACATCATCCACAAGGTAGATGTCCGGAGTATGAAAGTCTAAACTGAATGCATAATCATCAATTTGAGGTATTTTCAATAGGTCATTTGTTTTACCTAATTTCTTTTCTGAAGGTATATTACCTCCAAATTTATGAAAGTACTCACCTACGTAGATGTACCCCTGCTTTTCTTTTAATTGAAATTCACTCATCTTACTTTAATAAATTATAATATTCGTTAAAATGTTTAATACGATCAGGTAAGCCAATTGTACCACCATTTACTCTTTTGGTAACTGCTGTTACTGTTCCTTGATCTGCTCCTTTATCACAAATGCTCCAAAGTTTATTCTTATCAAAGAACCATGCAGCAGACATCAAAGCATATTTGCCTGATATTAGATCTGGGTTAGCTAAAATATCTTCCGGGACTGTCTTATCAAACTGAGTGTAGTTGTCTTTACCAGTCAACTGAATGTACCCTCTTCCTCTGAATTTAAAACCATCACCTGTTGGTTCAGCTCCATTACCCATTCTACCTCCGTAAACTCTGTTTGCAATCTTTTGAGGTTGACGTGAATAAGATTCTGCTAAAGCAGGAGTAAAGTATTTTGGAAAGATTCCTAATAAGCCTTTTGATGAATAATTTAAATTCTCTGATGTAGCTTTAAATTGACCTGATTCATGTCCTGCCTGTGCAAGGAAGTGAGCTAAACGTAGAACGTTTGTAATATTAAATTTAGCTGCCGTATCAGGAATTGCTGCTATTACAGAATCGGGTATGTGCCCTTTTAATTTATCAAGTTTAAATGAAGAAACTAGGATTGTGGTTGGAGCAGGAGTAGCTGTAGGTGCTGGAGTTGTCCCGAACATCTTATTCCATGTTCCGTCTCCTACTACGCCGTCATCTTCTAATCCATTTGCCCTCTGCCAAACCTTAACTGCTTCTTCAGTTTTTGGTCCAAAATTACCAACCGGGTCTACTCCCAATTTAATTTGTAATTTTTTAACGTCTTCGTTGTTATCGCCTTTTTTTAGTAACATAATTAACCTTCGTTTTTTTCTTCGTCTGTTGGTTTCTTTTTATTAATCCACTTATCTACTGAAGCTATTCCGAATGATCCTAAAACTAGTACCATAAAGCCATCAAAGACAAGTTTGTTGATTACAAATTCTTTTCCAAAGTAGCCTGTGAGTACGTCTACTAGGAAAGCAATGCAAAGCATTATAAATGCGATAAAGCCTACAACACTTTTTTCGTTGATTGTGTTGTTGTCGTCAAATAATTGTGTGAAAAATTTTTTCATATTAGAATTGTTTAGTTGTTTTAGTTAATGATTCTTGTAATGCTTTTGAAAATGCTTTCCTGTTTAGAGGAATTTCATTATTCTCAACATTTAAAAACATGGCAAATATGAAAGTTTTTCTTTCACCTTCACCGTTAAAACAACCAGACCCAATACAAATAGTAGTTTTTACTATGTAGTCTTTACGTAACCATTGTACTCCCACAATATTGATTAATTCCTGCGGTGAATAGATACTATCAATAGAGACATGAACATCTAGCCCGTATCCAGAATCGATTGGGGTATACCCTTTCTCAATTAGTAATTCTTCAACATTTTCTTTAACCCCGAATAGAGGATCTCTATCCCCGATTTTTTTAACTTGAGTGTAGTTGTGAGTATGTATTTTTACAAACGTGGTATCCTTTTGTGGAACTAAGGCAAACAATATTGGAGCTAATATACTAAGCATCTTTTATAAATATCAGTAAGTCACTTGTCCTGCGAAGCCTGGGGCAATTAAATAATAATTTAATGTTCCTCCTGTGTTTAGTGTACTGGTTGTGATTGAAGTAACTCCTGGGTAAGTACCTCTTACGTTGGTTGTTGCTGCCTTGATTGCATTATATTCAGCAGTAGTAAAGAAGCTAGCATAGGGTACATTAACATTCCAGCTGGTAAACCTGCCAGACTTTCTTCCAAATAGGTAATATTCATCTGCTATATTAATCCTTCCGTCATTATTTAAATCAAAAACGTGATAAGTTAATCCGTTCCTGGTGGTCTTACCTAAGATATTATTTGCAACTCCTAACCCGTCTGTGTTGGTTAGCAGCTGAACTAGATTAGGTAAATCGATTTGTATGTAATATTCTTTTGATGGATCATAAGCTTCAGAAATAGAGTAATAACCGTTTGAGTTAGTATAAATTGTTTTGTATAGAGTCCAAGATGAAGTTGTTACTATATATTCAAATTCTAAAACATAAGGTAATGAACTTGAATTATTTAAATCATTCCATTTACCTCCCCCAACAAATTGAATATAATCTTCATTACCTGAGTTGTTTGGTTCTCCACTATTCCATGAGGAATAAGAATAAGTTTCTCCTGTTACCCATTTCCAAGTACCTTCAGACACTTCATCTGTTAATCCAATCCAACCTGAAGGCCATAATCCAAATATAAAAGAATTTTCACCCGAAGTAGTAATTGTTACAAGATGACCTCCCATATTAATACAATTTTGTCTAGCTGTTGTCCATACAGCTGACCCGGTAGATCTATAATAAGAATGTCCATTGTAATTATTTTGAGAAGTAAATCCTGTGATAGTAGAGTTGGTTCTTCTATATAACTTAACAGGAACGTTCACTGCCCCGGTTCCATTAGCGTTATAAACATAACCGGAGTAGCTAAATTGACCTAATAAAGAATTAGTAAATAATAGTATAATAGTAATCCACCTCATAATTTTAATTTTGCTCCCATTAAGACTTGGTAATTAAGAATATCCTGTCCGGCAATATAAGTACCTCCTGCTGTTAATCCAAATCCAAATGTCTTTGTCATCTTATAAGTTAAGTTTAGAAAAGGAATAACAATAGGTTTAGCTTTAAAAAGAGTCTCGGTATAGTATTTCTGATAAGGAGAGTAAATTCCGGCTACTATTACTGTTGCATCAACTGCTTTACCAATCTTTCCCTTATACATACAACCCACAATTGTAATCGTTGATATTAATTCTTCACCAAACATCTGCCCGTATGTCCCTGCTACTCCGTAAAGTGCTGTAAAATTCTTTAATGAATTAACTCTAACAAATAATGCATTCCCAGTTGTTGATTGTGGCATCAAACCTACTCCGGCAGAAATTACATTTATATGCTTGTTTCCTTTTTGATTAGTTCCAATCCAAGATTTAATTCCAGACACGTTACCAATCCTGGCACCGACCATATAATCAGCCGAGAAACCAATAGAGGCTGTACCGTCCCCTTTTACTCTTGTGAAGGACATAGTTGCTCTAGCATCCTGTGCTTTATCAGCAGCTGTTTGTATACCTACTATATCCCCTGTAAGTAAGATTGCAGGCTTCTGAGTTTCAGTTTTTGCTTTTGAGGCTGCCTTAGTGGCACTGTTAGATTGTGTTTTTTGAGTTTCGGTTTTTTGACCCTCTACTTTCTGTTCATTCGGTTTTTCCGTCTCTGTTTTTTCCGACGTTGTACTTCCCTTACCTCCTGAACCGCTACTACTCCCACTACTAGAAGAAGAGGAAGAACTGCTTGATGAATTAGATCCATTACCTACTTGACCTTCTTGTTTTGTTTCCGACGACCCTTGCCCTGAGGGTTCACCATTAGAACCGCTAGTATTAGAGGACCCACTGCTACTCCCAGCACTAGAACCATCTGAAGGATTATCTGTAGTGTTCCCATTGGTCTTGTCTGTCTTATCAGGTGAGCTTCCATTTTTATTACTTTTAGTTTGAACACTTCCTGATCCTGAAGATGTAGTACTTCCTACATTAGTTCCAACTCCTCCGGATACTCCACTGGTTACAGATGATAAATCTAGGCTTATCAGACTTGTTACATTAGTTATAATGTTGGAGACTTGGTTGGTTGAGGTGGTGGTTGTTGTAGTAGTGAATACACCCTGACACGGAGAAGTGGATTTATACTTATTATAAATATCATTTACCCAAGTATCAAAAACTCCATTACTTAGTTCTAGATACGTAAATGCTTTCACTTGCCCGTAGTATGAAATTACAACAGGTGCGGACATATCTGCGGTAATGAATTTAGTTTGTTTAGTACATGGGTCTATATACTGGTATAAAAAGGACTGCCCTTTTAGAGACAGTCCGATTATAAAAAAAAAGAATAATATTTTAATTTTTAAAGACACCGGCTTTGATTAAGTTTTCAATTACTTTAGTTGTCGCAGTCTCTAAAGACTTTCTTGTTGCTTTACCTACTGTACTCTGAGAAAACTTCATATCAAGAGATTTCATAAATGATTCTCCGGTCTTAGTTGCTTCACCCTCACCTGAACCGATATAGATCTGGCCAGTCATTGCATCTACAAATCTTACTTGCAGGCGAATAAACGTTGTAACCACAACTTTACCTTTTGCACCGGCAACAGACTCGTCTTCATCAACAGCGAAATCAGCCACAGAGACGTAAACAAAGTAACGAGCAGCTTTAATCTTACCTTTTCCATCAATTGGTTCTTCAAATACTCCTTTTTTAGAAGCTTTAAATTGAGTAACCATTCGTTCTTTAATTTCTTGTTTTTCTTCTGTGAAGATAAATCTATTTGTTTCATCTAAATAATCTAATACTGATTCTGCAAAGCCTAATCCAACATTCTTTTCTTGTAAGCTAGGATATAAAGCTAAAACTTTAGTTAAATCAACATTAATTACTTGAACTGTTTTTTTAACAGAGTCAGTGTAGTTAGCTACTGATGAAATGCTTTTAGTTTCAATTATATCTTTTTCAGTTGTGGTTTTCATTGAACCACAAGCAACCAAAATTACCAATAAGAAAGAAATCAGAATGTTTTTTACCATGGTGATTCTTCTTCTTTTGGTTTAGCAGGGGCAGCAGCAGGAGCAGCAGCAGGTGCTGGTTTCTCTTTGTAGATAACTGTGTTAGTTCCACCTGAAGCTTGTTGTTTTTGTTGGTTCTCATTACTGTTCGTAATATTGATAACTGGAGCTGGAGCTGCTACTGCTTGTGGGGTTGCGTCTTTTGGTTCTTCATCACCACCTAAATGAGTAGCAAACCATGCACCACCGGCAGTTACCGCAGTGGTAATAGCTCCGATAATGGCTTTTTTAATGGTAGATGAACTACCTTCTTCTTTTTCTTCTGACATAATTTTATCCTTCTATTGTGCTTGATAATGATTGACCGTCTTCTTCGTCAACTTTCTGAATTAGCATTTTATCTCTATCCTCAGAGTTAAACCAGTAGTCAACTACTTTGTTTAAATTTCCTACAAATGCTCCTAATAAGATAAGCAACATTTCTTTCCAGTCTTCTCCTATTCCCACCCCTAAAAACACAGCAGAGTTAATACCCACAATGATTAGAGTGAATAGACCCAATACAACAGCTGTGATCTTCCAGCGGTTATTCTGCATTTGCTGTAGCATGAAGTAGAAACGATTCTTATCATCTACTTGAACGAATTCGGATTTTATTCCGACTGCGTTCTTAATTGTTTCTTTTATTCCCATAATTTATTTGTTTATAAATATTTTGTTTGAATGGATTGTTGTATCAGTTTTAAAAGTTAGGATGTACATTCCATTCTGTAATTTATCTAAGTTAACTAAGTACTTATAATCTCCCATAGGCATTTTAGCATTCAAAATATCTAATACTTTTCTACCAATTAAATCTGATACATCCACAATAACATCAGAGTCTGTTTGTACTTTAAAGCTAACGATTATCTCTCCTTTGTTTGGATTTGGGTAAATAAGTAACTGCTCAAGGCCTTTTACTGTTGTATTTTGTTTAATTTTCTTAACCTCCACAATACCCATTGATGGAGTTACATTCATGTCTCTAGCATCATTACCGCCTACAAACTTAGGTCCGGTCCAGATTGCAGCAGTTCCCCAGTCTACTTGTGGTTTCTTAGCAATAAACTGTGCAGTCATTACCTGCTCACCATCATTCAGCAAGTTACCACCTTTTAAATCAGCTGAACCGAATGCAATTACTCCCCTGTCTAGGTTAGTATAAGACATCCAATTCATCATCTTCTCAGTCAAATCAATTTTAGCGAAAGTTAATAATGCTGTATCATACTTTAATTCAAGTTGAAATGCACCTATTTTAACTCCGCCGGTTAAAACCTTAACAGGAATGTTAACTAAATTACCTTCGTCAACTTTAACCTTAGGCATATTGATTTCAATAGTTTCAAATACGTTATCGTAAGCAACTGTGTTGTCAATAATATAATCTTTAGCATTTACAGGGTTGGTAATTTTGATAGGAGTCAAACGAGCCATTTTAAATCCTGTTCCGTTTGCATCACCTTTAACGTTGACATAATATGTAATTGAGTCTTTACCGTCAATAGAGTAATATAAGTTAGTTAAACCAGCAATTGTGCTTGTGTAATTTGTACCTGAACCGTTAATTGTATTGTATTCGGATACTGTGAAGAATTTAACATCTTTCTGAGAATTAGGCCATGCAGTGAATCTGCCAGCAAGTCTTCCGTAAACTGAATAAACGTCTGCAATTGTAACATTACCGTCTACTCCGTTTACGTCCATTGAATAATAATCAAATCCTTTAACTGTGTATTGCCCCAACACTGCTTGGTTGATCTTCTGTGCATCAGCAGTTGAGAATACAGAACCTGGGGTCATTGTATCTCCTTTGATTGCCATTCTAACATCCCAATAAGTTGTATCAATATTTTTATAGAATACAACAACACCTGAATTGTTAGTTTTTTGAGTTAATACTGTAGTCCAAGATCCTGTTGGTGTTTTCTTTTCTAAACTAACCCATAAGTTTTTAGCATTAGTTCCAGTAGTATTAATAAACTTACCTGCAAATCTAAGCATTTTTTGGTTAAAACGGCCGCCATAAGAATAAACAGTTAATGTAGTATCGTTACCCATATTGGTTGAAGCAACATTCGGAAATGAACTCACACCTGATACTTTTAGAGTTTTAACAGAATCTAAAATGTTCCAAGCTGCTTCAGTAACGTGATTGAAAGTCAAATCAAATGTAGCTCCATCAGCATAGTTGAAAGATGAATTAGTACCTGTGTAAACAACAGTTACTGTTAAACTACCATTTGTATTATCATCAGCATACTGTAAGTATTGGTCTGTAGCGGAAATTTTCAAAGAAGGAACTACTGAAGCAAAAGCTGCTTTATCGTAGAATACTCTGAATTGCATACCTGTAATTTTTTTACCTGTAGAGGTATTGTGAAAATACAAAGGAGCAACAGTCTTGCCAACTGTGTTTGTTGCTACTTGATACCCGGAGTCAATTACTACCCAATGTCCGGTTCCAGGTGAGGTAGCTGCTGATTGTGCAAATGCTCCAACGGCTGCGATAGCCATTAAAAGCAGTAGTGTTATTTTTTTCATTTTATGTTCCAAAGTTGTACTTGTTCTTTTGTGTAGGTCAGAAGATCTGGCTCTACATTAGATAACGATTTTAACAACTTTAATTCATGAACATAACAAAGATATTCCTCTTCACCGCCCCCAATATCAGGACCGTATCTAAGGACTTTTAAATGATAACTCTCGTGTGCTAGGGCTGCAGCTATATTATTAATTGAATTAAGCTTGATGTCCTTAGAGGATATTACTATAATACCCTTCCCTTCCACTAAATTATTTGATGAATAATCTTCATTCCAAAATTGCACTTCTTGTACCACATCCTTAAGGATTGCATAATGGTAAGGAGATGCTTTTTTAATAAGGTTAATAGCAGAATAAACAATTGAATCCCAACCATCACCTGCTTTATGAACATTGATTTGTGAAAACAAACTAAATGGTAGTAAAAACAATAGAAGAAACAACTTTTTCATCTTGTATAAATAGGATATAATCGCTAAGATTTTTTAAAATATCCAACATCTTTATAAAAATGATCAAGGTTTTTTCTATTAATAAAATTAGTTAATAGTAGCTTAATCATTTTCCAATACCCGTACTGTTTAAACCGGCGATTGTCCTGTGTGATTAGATCTGGCAGTAATAAAAATCTTGATGGTTTTACCTGCCGGCTTAGCAGCCAATCCTCAGACTGAGTTGCTCTTTCATCATAACCTCCTAGCTTTTTGAAAATAGGTCTTTTAACTAAAGTGAATCCTCCGATAGCAAAGGGTTGAGTCTTAGAGAGGTACCAAGTCACTAGGAGGTTTAAGCGAAATAATAACCAAGCTCTAATATCAGGGTCCCCTTTATACCGTGGAGTAGTACCCACCATGTCAATTGGTCTATTGTGTATACAATCAATCGCTTCCTGGATTGCATATTGAGATGTAAAGGTGATGTCAGCATCTAAAAATAAAATGTAAGGTGTTTTAGCGAATCTAGCTCCG